CGTTATACCAGACAAAGTTGGTGATGTTTGAAACGGATTTTGAAAATTTGGGTCTTGTGCAAAAATCGGTGTGCCGTCTGGGTTTTGCCCGGTGACAGTGCGGCCTGTGACACGGTTAAAGGCAACATTGCCTAATCCAAGGCCAGTGCCTTCCGTTGCTGCACGCATCTGAGCCTGAAACGGTGTTTCTTGTGTAAACGCCGCTGCCTGACCATCCTCTGGAACCTCGCCCTCAACGAATTGGCCTTGATCGCCAACCGAACCAAAACGCAAATTTCCATACGGGGTGAACTGCGTGATACGGTTTGCGTTAGCCTGCGCGTTAATAAGCTGATTCGGATCAGGCGTTGGCGGCATTTGCGGGCTTGATTTTCCCATTATCTTGATTCCTTATCCATTGACATTCTTCTTTCAACATTCCCCAAAGCACTGCATCATACGGCGCATATAGCTGACGCAGCCTGCCCTCCTCGGTAAAGCCAAGCTGCTTTACTATCTTCATCGTTTTCTCGTTTGCCTCACTGCATTGAACTAGCAGCCTTGTAGCGCCCACTTGCCTGAAGGGATAAGCAAACAGGGCGTGCAGGACAGATCGGGAAGCCCAGCGCCGGGAGGTTGCAGCTATGCTTGCCTCAATCTGCCCTTTTCTTAAATCGTGAAAGACGGCAGCAGCAATGATCTCGCCATCGCGCTGCACACCTATAGCCACTGACGGCCCAAAGCCATCAATGCCGATTTGTTTTGCTACCCATGTTTTTAGATATTCGTCTGCGCCAAAAATTAGACGGTTCATAAAACTATTTCTTCAATTGCGCTTCTGGCAATAACGGCAAACATAAAAACAAAAAGAGCCACCACTACCATGACCATAAAAGTGGCGATGAGTGCTGTTTTAACCGCTTCTTCAGTTTCTTGAGCCTTACGTAAAATCTCTTTACGCGCTTGGGCTTCTCTCTCTTTAGCTTCGCGGATTGCTTTCGCGTGATCGTCAATGAACGACTGATATGTACCTGGGCCAAATCTGAGGTCAATGGCAAGTTTTGCGTCTGCAAGGCTTTCACGGATTAATCGCTTTTGTATGCCATGATCAATACTGCTTTTTAAGCTCAACTCACCAATATTGCTGTATTTTGCTTGGTCTGCATTGATTGCCTTTTCACAATCCATTAGCCGGGACACATGGCCGAAAATCTCTTTTGCGTCTTGAGCGTCAGATATTCTTTCTTTCAAGAACTTTATGCTTGCAGACGCAATTGACACGGCTGCTAAAGCGCTGCTGATAGGCTCCATAATGGTTCTCTGTTTTACTTTGAGCTAATTATTCTGTCGATCTTCGCCTCAAGCCGTAAGATCGAGTCTGACATTCTTGTCAAATTATCGCTAAGTTCTGCGCGGGTGCAGAAATCCTCTCTGGTGCGATTTAGCAATATCTCAATGCGCTTAACTTCAGAACTCAGAGTGCTTGCCCAATAGCCAAAGCCAAGCACTAGCACACCGATCAGGCCATCAATGATGTGTACTAAATCCATTATTCGCTGGAAGTATCAGACAGGCTGTTATCACTTGGATCAAACACCATTCCCTGCACACCCATACCGGCTGCCCACTCATCAATTTCTGTCTTGGCGGCAGTGTATGCTTGCTGAACATACTGTGCGTCAGTAGTTCCATCAACAATATCAAGTCTTTTATCTACAATAAACACATTGTTTGAAGCATCAACGCACCTCAAACCAACTAACTTTTTTGTTGTTTTGCTTCCGTCAGAATTTTCAACTACATCAGTTAAAAATTTATCTACTGTATAAGTTATACTCATTTTATTCTCCTATCCGGCAAAGTCATTCCCAGCCATAAACACACTCACAAAAAAGCCCCTAGACCCCCCAATCCTGTTTTTGATTGTAATTGTGTGGCTTGATGCAAATACACAAATTGAACCATCACTATCTGCCGCTGCAAAGTTCAAACTGCCTCCCGCAGAAACAACCGCAGAACCACCGAATCCAACCCTATACAAACCATTGGAGCCAGTAGCCCTGTCGTAAATTGCCAACAACCCACAACCAGCTTCTGAAGCATTTATTACAATAGAACCATCGTCAGCAAGAGTTACAGGAGTACCGTGATTTAAAAACCCAAAGTCTCTGTTTAGCGTTTGTACCTTGCCCGTAAAAGCTACACGCATTTTTTCTGTTGATGCGCTGCCACCATTATTAGTCTGAAATGATAGGTCTGTACCTCCACCGCTAGAATATGACCCAATCGTTGCAATACCTGTATCTGTTTCATAGTAAAGTTGTAGTCCATTGACTGAGCCAGTTGTGTCAAATGAGTTAGCACTGCCTGACAGTCCAACCTGACCAATGCTGTCTATACGCATTGCTTCTGCACCAGAACCACCATTACCTGTCATTATTAGAGGTGACCCTGCAATTCGCAATGATGCAGAACCACCTGCATCAGTTATTCCGCCAATAGTCGGCCCAGCAGCATTATCAAATATTGCTATATTTTTATCTGTTGATGTCTTGACTTCTAGTTTTGCAAAACTTTCAGGCGTAGTGCTAATGCCCACGTTGCCGCTGCTGTCTATACGCATTGCTTCCGTCAACGAACCTCCAGCAGGACGATTATGAAACTGAATTTCTGTGCCGACATTATCGGTCACAGCACCAAAACGAATAAGTCCAACCGTGCTTGCATCACTGTTGAAAGCAGAAAAATCAGCGCGGTTTCCACTGGTAATTGACCCAGATGCTTGCAAAGCAAATCCCGGTGCAGAATCTTTAACGTGCAAAGGCACCGCTGGGCTTACAAGACCCACGCCAACCCGATTATTCGTGCTGTCAACGTGCAGGGTGTTGGTGTCAACGGTTAACTCACCAGCCGTTACTGTGCCAGTAGTTGTAATAGCGCTTGAACCATTATCAATACTGCCAAAGCCGCTTGTGATGCTGCCGCTGTTTAAAGCGCCAGTTGTAACGATGTTACTGCCACCTACACTGTGACCGGCAAAATAAGTGCTTACCGTGTCTACGTTGGTCATTCGCATAGTTCCAGCATCATTTATAAGTATGCCATCACCGGATGCTACTGCTGTTGTGCCTCTTGCTGTGCCGCCGTCTATTAAATTTATTTCTGCCGCCGTTGTTGTGATGGTTGTCCCATCAATTGACAAAGCGTCAGTCTCCAAAGTGCCGTCAATATCAGCATTGCCGCTAATGTCGAGCGTTGCTGCGTCTAACTCGCCTGTGATTGTCAGGTTGCGGCCACCAGTAATATCCTTGTCAGAATCAACAACCATTGCTTTGCTTGCCAGCACCGTGCCAGGTGTGATGCCGTCAATGGTTTCTAGCTCTGCCTCACTGATGACCGCGCCTGATCCTAATGTCAAAGCGCCGCCGACTGTGAGGTTGCCAGCAACAGCCATAGTGCTATTTGCAACTGTGGCATTTGGTGTAATGGTCAAATGCGTGACATATGTGCCAGCACTGTTAATATCGTTGCCAAGCGTTAATGTGCCGCCGTCTGCAATGTTCAGCTTCCACTCATCGCCAGCATCATCGCCCTCATCTGCCATCAATGTGATAGCAAGGCCAGCGCCCTCTGCTGCTGATATTTTCAGTGAATCCGTTGTTGTCTCATCATACTGAATAAGCACATCAGAGTTTGTGCCAAAAGCAATCGTTTTGTCATCAGGCAAAGTAATGCCTTGTTGAAACGGTATTGCTGCCGTACAAGTCTGCGTTCCGTCTTTTAGGATTGCTGTAGACAATCCAACAGCCATGCCGTCCAGTTCTGTATCGAACTTGCTTGCAAGAATTTTTACGCCGTTGTCACGATCTGTTGTGCAGTCAAAGGTTCTGCTAAATGTGCCGCCTGAAAATGCCATTAGTATGGGCCTCCTGGTGCGAATGTATAATGTGCCGAAATGAAGCTGATAGTCTGGCTATCGGTTGCCACTTTGATGCGTAACGCTGCGCTAAAGCCAAACTTGTTTACTGCCTTGCGGCGCTTGGTAATGCCAACCCCAACTGCGTCAGCCCAAAAGAAATTATCCCAGCTAGCTGTATCCCAGCTTGCCATGTTGCTTGCAAAGGTGGTTGTTGATACGGCAATGCCAGAAACAGGCGCTTGATCCACACCAACACCGAAATCAAACTGCACATCAGTTTCGCCTTCAAGCATAGGCTGCACAGAGCTAAAGCGCTTGACCCCGCCACGATCACCAAAATAATTATAGCTTGTAGCCAGATCGCCAACGATGTTTTCACCAAGATCGGCATTGCCGCCTACTTTAAAAACCTTGCCATCAGCGCCGCCAAAATAGGTGTCACCGTTGAACTGTCCCCAAACCACGGCTGGCAAATTTTCAAAAATGCACCAAGCCCGAATGATCGGGTTGAAAACGTGCTGGTTATATGGATCGGTAGCTAAATTACCTGTTGGATAATTAAAATAAACCTTGTCACCGTCCGGGCTTACAAATATCTGCCAACCCTGACTTGTGCCAGTTTCTGCTACTTGGGCAATCACTGTGCCTCTGATTTTCTCAGAAATAGCTGCTGCTTTGTTACCAACCAGGTCTTGTCTGACCACTTGGCTCAACGGTAGATAACCCTCTTTGGTCATTATGACAACATCGCCGCCCAGCTTGGCAATGGCGCGTTTTTCTTGCACTGGCTCTGCCAACCTAAATGAGCCAACCAGCGCAAAATCACTACTGGGGTTGCTACCGCTGTAGATTAGCACCTCGCCGCTAGTCATCACAATTGCTAGTAGATCATCAACACCCTCACCGCCGTCAATTGACAAGCTGTTGATCATTATGATGTTACCGCCAAATGTGCCAACAAGGCCCACTGGGAACTTTGTAAAGTTGCCCTGAAAAGTATCAACCGACGCACTGTAATAAAAGTTCTGGCTGTCACCAGTCCAATAATAAACGCGGTTTTTATGTGCGTGTACGCCTGTTAATGTGTTTGCGTTTACGCTGTCTGATAGTGTGATGGACAAATCAGACGCGCTTGAGCCATTCCAGCTAAACGGTACATTTGCGCCAGACGGCACAACAATTGTGTTATTGTTAAACTCGATATGTTCTGCACGGCCATTGGCTAGGCCAGTTTTTCTACTAACTGCTGACCCGGTGTCAATCTGGTACAATACACCATCGCTGCCAATCGCCAGCAATTGCCTGTTTGCGCCTGCGCTATGCTCTATCAGCGTTTCTACATCGCCTGTGCCAATCCCAGTGCAAAACTGCGTATAACCGTCCCGCAACGTAATTTTCCCTGTTGTCGGGAAAAAATTGCTCATTATGAGCGCATCCGTTGGCGGCATGGCATCAATACTGTCACGGCTGTTTAGACCGCCCACCGGGGCTGGCACAGATGCAGCTTTAACGCGGTACTGCCTAGATGATCTTACTGCATCAAGCATTAGATGCCGTAACCCGCATCAGGCAGATTAAAGCTATATGGGCTGACCAGATAGCGCCTGTGATCGTCTAGTGACAAGATTGGCGCGCCGCCTGATCGGCTAATCGCCTGCCTTAACTCCATTTGATACTGCCGGAAATCCTCATCATAAATCAGGCCGTGAGACTGCTTGTAACGCCAGGTAACGCCCATTTCTATTAATGTTTCATCAAGTATGCCTACATCAGTGTCATCTGCCATCTTGGCTTGTGATGTGCCGCCGCTGGTTTGGTTCCAATGGCTGGACACATACTCAAAGCCAACACTCTCAGCGCTATCGGGTGTTGGTGTAATATCAAACCGCAACGCATTGCTTGCAGCCTTCAGACGAAAGCGCTGGACTATGCCGCCAGTCACTGTGCCAAAGCGGTCAGCCTGGTAGGTTTGCGGTGTTATGGGGCCAACCATTGCATCAAGCTCTGTGCGGTTGTAAGCCGTGCCAGACACAAAACGATCAAAGTCAGTTGGCAGAGCATAGTTCTGCGTGCCGTTGACTGTGTTAAAGGTGTGTTCTTTGGTAATAATCGGCCAGTTGCTGGCACGCATAAGCTGTATGCCCTCGCGGTTTATCATTACCAAAAGTTGCCGTGCAATGGGGTCAGTATTACCGACAACGGTTGTAGGGCGCTCAAACCCTACGAAGTCAGCTACTGCTTGCGCTATGGTCAGCAGGCTCATTTTTCACCTCTTTGGCTATAGTGTTCAAAGTCGCTGCCGACACAACAACCTCATCAACCAATTCTTTTTTGTTTTTTGCTGCTTCAACTTGCAGCTTTGCAATTTTGGCAAGCTCAACATACGGCTCACCAATATTACGCAATGTTGTCTCTTCAGCGGCTGCAAGCTGTTCAACTGTTTCAATATTGTTTAATTCAAGCTCACAGCGGCGCGGCTCTGTCATCCCTGGCAAGTCAGCCAGGTTTGAGCCTTTTGGCTTGTTGCGTTTGCCTTTTTTCTTGTAAGCTTCCCAACTTTCAGGAAAGCGCTGTATATCCTCTGGCCGCGCTGGGCCTTCCCAAATATCACGCACGCCAGCAATTTCAATGCGGCAAAAATCGCGTGTTTGGCCGTTTAACTCACGTTCAAAAAAAATACCTTTTTCACTCATTCAATCCTCCCGATTGTATAGAAAAAGGGGGCGAGTTATCCCGCCCCCAATATTTTACATTGGGAAATCGCAAATGATTTCCTTATCGCTAATGTCACCAGCGATGGCACAGACGTTATCTGTAACATCTGCTGAAACATCGAGCTTACCGTCTGCTGAACCAGTTGGTGTGAGCGGATCGCCATCAGCGCCTGCTGTCAGGGCTGCGTTCATGGTTGCCATGCCCTTGATCTGCACCCAACAATACTGGCCGTCAGTCGGCGCTGATTGCAAGATGCCTGCACCGATCTCAACAGAGTCGGACAGATCAGACGTAACCTTGAACAGCTTGTAACCATCCAAAGTATAATAATAAGCGGCGTTTCCGCTTACTGCTGCAACGCTTCCACTGCCAGTGTCATACTGCACATATTTGTAGATGCGTGTGCCGCTTGTGTCATCAACGATGGCACCAAGCTGACCCAACTGAAACTCAGGGGTGTCAGCAACGGCTGTGGGGTCTATCCCCATCAATGCTGCAATAGCCATTACAATATTCCTTCCTTTAAGTGTGGATCACGCCTTGGAGCGCACGATTTGAACAGGTCAAGTTTCCTGACCAGAACATTGGTGTCACCATTGCGTCTTGATTGACTGACATTTTTGCTTCACCAGGCACAAAGTCTCTTGCTGCTGCTACTTCCAGACGGAGATAGTCGGTGTTCAAGAAATACATGCGATTGGTGTTACAAGCTGAATCAAAGACCACATCGCTGTTTAGGTACTGCAATGAGGTAAACCCAGAGTTTGCCAAATCATCACTGGTAATACGCTGGATAGCCTGCAAGCTGCCCAAGAACGCGGTGTATGCGTTAGTGCCAGCCATGACCAGATCAGGGCTGTCAGCGCCACGAACAAGCGACAGATAAATAGTATTCATATCTGCCTGCACGTTAGCGACTGAAAAAGCGCTTGATGTTGCAGTGGTCTGTGCGTTTTGCCAGAAAGTAAATGTTGATGAGTTAATCCCGCCAACTGTACCTGTGCCAGCATCAGCTACGATTAGCTGTAGACCGCCCACCTCTTTGCCTGATGAACCAGTGCCATCAGAATAGATTGAGGTAGACAGGCTGTTCATCATTGACTTTTCAAGCACGTTTATGCGTGCCTCAAGAAGATTGATGATGGCCTCTGTGCCTGAGTTTTTGATTTGCTCCAAGCCGGATATAGTCACGTTACCAGCAAGTTGCTTGTAATCGAAAACGGCGGCTGACAGTACATCGGATGGTGAAACATCAAGTGATTCATACCCGCTGTAAAACTGCACAGTTCCATTATCGGCATATTCAAGCTCACGGACAATATCACGCCCTGTTACGGATGTTTGATTGCCATTCTCGCGCAAGCGCCGCAACAAAGCGTTGTGGTTGCTTACGTTGTCAGAAAGCGTCCGGCTCCTGTTTCTAAGAGTGGTGGTGACGATTTCTGAAAGATTAGGACTAGCCATTTACTAGCTCCTTCCATTTTCAAGTTGTCTGATTGACGCATTAATTGTGTCACGAATAGACGCATTAGCCGGGAGCGCTTGCGCGGCTGGTGTTGCACTGCCTCTAACCTTTGACCGTTGTGCCTTTTTCGCTTTTTGCACGGCTTCGGTTTTCACCTTGGCCTGCGACTGCGATGCTGCAACGCGCTTTAACTCTGCCTGCCTCAGTTCTGGATCGGCATAGACTGCCATCTCATAAGCTGTTTTCAGGTCAGTTGCGTTGTTGTTACTGATGAATGTTCCCATTACATGACGCACCTTTTCAAAGTGCGGATGCGCCGGGTTGCCATTGGCATCAGTTTCTGCTGCAAATTGGTCAATAAAAGACTGCGTGCTAGCCTGCTCATGGCTCTGCTGCTGTGTCTGTTGATTTTGAATAAAGCCTGTTAGCTGGGCTACTTGCTGCTGTAGGGCTTTCACTTGTGGGTCTGCAAATTCATCCTCTGACGCTGGATCGTTACCGATTGCGCCCATATCCACGCCATACTGGTTTGCAAGCCAAGCAATAGCGTTTTGAGGGTCTTTTCGCAGATAGTCATGTGCGGCCAGTAATTGTCTTACCGCCCCCACATCATCCATGCCTGCCCGTTCAAAGTCACCCTTGAAGGGGGCCATGATTTCGTCAAACGCATCCTGGCGCTTTTTATATTTAGCTATGTTTTGCGTTTTTTTAGTGTGATCGGCTTCCATTTGCTTGTAGCGCTTCATAAACATATGCTGCGCTTGGACAGGCAATGCCGTAAATTCTTCAGAAAAATCTTGCGGCCAGTGTTGTGGCGGCTGAATGGCCTCTAATTCTGGCGCTTCCTCTGCCTCTGCCTCATCTGGCTCATCTTCGCTTGTTTCTTCAGGCTGTTCTTCAGCCTCATCAGTCTCTGGTGGCTCTGGCAGCGTTTCTGCCTCTGTTTCAGCTTCTGGCGTTTCTGCCTCTGCCTCACCTTCAATTGATTGTAGTGTTTTTGCGATTGTCTCTGCGACACTCTCTGGCCTTGCTGGCTGCGCTGGTATTGAAGCGTCTACTTCTACACCGTCAGTGCTATCAAGCTGCATTTGATTTTTCCTTTACCTAAATAATTTGTCTTGTTCGTTTCCTACCTCGACAAAGTTGTTGCGCCGCAAAAACTCACGGTGCTGGGAACGGCTGGTTATCCAGCCACGATCTTTCATGTTCTGATACGGCTCTATGTCGCGCATAATATTAAGGCCACCGCGATGGGTGGCCTCTGTCTTGGGGATGATCTTGCCATCCTGAAACACAAATGTTTGCTTGCTCATCCCATTAGCATCCCTGCCGCCATGCGGCGCTGGGCTGCATCCATCTTGCGGCGCGGCTTGTTGAAGGTGCCAAGCATACTGATTAAATCAGGAAATACTTTAGCTAGCACACCAGCCAATGGGCTATCCATTGCCTCGCGGATTAGTTCGCGCTCTTGCTCACTAAGGCCGGCATATGCCGCCTTTGCTTTTTCCATGTCCATTTCCATTATACAAAATCCCTTGGGTTTGCGAATAAGCCAAGCGTGTCAGCCTGTTGTGGCTGCGTCATGCCGCGTGTTTGTAACAAATCAACCAGTGTGCCGGTTGCATAGCCATATGGGTTGTATTGGTTGCCAAAACCTGAATATGCGTAATAAGGGTTTTGCAAAAAATCTATTGCCAGTTCATCAGACGGTATATCACCGCCTGGGAGCGCAACGTCTGCCGCATCAGAGCCATCATCTGCCCGTTGAAAAACATTAGATGCATCATCACTTATGCCGCCGCCGCCAAAACCACCGCCCAAATTATCCATTGGGTCAGTGCCTTCAATTAGCTGACCAAATTCATTTGCTGCACCGGTAACACGCCCATCATATCCGTAAACTGGTGACATGCCGGGTTGCTGTAACGCATTATCAATACGCGGCGTCATAAACTGAGTTGCCTGCGATTGTAGCGTATTTAAAGCGACTTGAGGGGTGTTATATCCAACAATTCCCCTAATTCCTGGCTCTCTTGCTGGCGGTGTATATGCCTGCGCTTGTGCAAGCTGCTGGGCAAGGCGCTGGCGTGCTAAAACATTGTTAGCGCCATCAAATCGTGGCGCTGGAACATTGCCAGCAGGCGCACCAAGGTTTGTGGGCGCTTTCATTGCATTATTCAGTGCTGTTTGAACCGACGACTGCCCTGCCGCAAAATTTTCAGCCCTTCCAATAGCATCATTTCTGTCACGGCCACCAGCCGCTGCCATCCTGTCAGCAGCTAGAATATTGCTTGTTGCACCAATCAATGCCTGGTTGTCATCTGACCCCTGATCAAAATCATCTGAAAATGTATAATTACCAGTTGTATCTGCGCCAGCACGTTGCGCCGCCGCCATCGCAATATCTTGCTGTAGTTCTTGGTCTAAATCTTCGTCAGACATACCGCCGCCGCCGCCAGAGCCTGAATCACTATCAAAGCAAATACGATTTTCAATATTTAAGCTATTGCGTGCCATATCTTATTCCTCGATGACCGCCGGGTTCCAGCCGTCACACCTTTGCCAAATGTTGCTAAAAAATGGTTGCGACTATCGCGTATTATTTCCCTGACCCCGCCAAAAGGCGCGATAAAGTCAATGATCCACAGACGATCACCCGCTGCCCAATCATTAGGCTGAATAAAGCGCGAACCGTCCAGATAACCCGCTTCTGTTTCTTCGTTAAACAAGGCCCAGGTCATAAAGCCCACAGGAAAGCCGTCAGACTCCCAAAGCCGATATTGCTGCAAGGCAACCGGGGGCAGAATGACACGATGAAGGTCAGCTATGTCATGGCCCTGGTGCGCTTTGCTTTGCCCCATAAGCCAGACTATTTTACCAACTGCCTCAATGTTCTTCATCCGCTTGTCACCACTTTGGCTGCGTCAATTTCTAGCTTTTGTTGTTTAAAATTAGCATCTTGCGCGGCTTTCTGCTGATCTAACTCTAACCTTGCAACCTTCACTTGTGCATCAGCGGCAGCTTGTTCTGTCTGCGCCTGCACCTTGGCGGCTTCAACCTCAATCAGTTTGTCTTGCGGTGTTGGCCCTGATGGTTGCGGCTGCTGTATAGCCTCAAAGGTTTCTTCCAGATCGCGTGCGCCAGGAAACGCCCTTGCAGCAAATAACAGCATTTGTTTTGCCTGGTCAAAACCCACTGTGCCAGATGATACCATTGGGCCAATGGCCTGCATGAACTGGGTCATGGCAATCAGAAAATCTGTGCGGCTTCTTTGTTCTGTCGCGCTATCAAGGCTGCTGCTTTCATCAGTATCAATTGATACTCTGTACTGACGCAAACGCTCATCACGCATGAGCGCAACAGCTTCAGGCGAAATATTTATGCCTGTGATGCGTGACAGCAATGTTGGCTCAAGGTTTTCAACCAACATTTCGGCTTTCAGTTCCATAATGCTGTCCAGAAATTGCTCAACGCGCCGCTGCCGGTTGACCAGCCGCATAGCACCAAACTGGCCTTTAATACGCTGGGCTGTCGCTGTCTCACGGCTGGCTGACTGCCCCCGCATGATATCGCTGATGCCAGTGATCTCGTAGATGGTCTGCACGACAATCTGCCGTGATTGATAAAGCTGTGCCAGCGCCTTGATGATGTTGTCAAGCGGCGCTTCCTGCATGACATTGACCAGACCGCCGCCAGCCTGAAGCATTGCCATGTTATCAACCGGGACAAACTCGTTGTCTGTTGCCGTGGCAAGGCGCTGCAATTCCTGAAAAGACGCATCATAAACACCGCGCCGTTTCAAGGCATCAGTCAGGTTTGCAATGCGCTGCGTTACCAGATCAAGTTCTTGCAGTTGATCCTCATAGGTAAATATCTCAGGCACAGGCAATGTCGTATCTGTGGTACTGATGGCATATAGCGGCTCTGGCATAGGCCAGAAGCCATCTAAGTTATAAGGATCGTCAAATTCTTCTAATATTTCATTATGGTGAGTGGCTATGAATATCTGCTTGCCGCTACGTTTGTCCCAAATCTCATATATCTCGCCCATGTCAGGCTGTTCGTTATCGTCATAGCCGCCATTGGTTTCACCGCGATATGTCAGCGGGATTTGCTCACCCTTTGCGCCATAATAATCCACCATCTCCTGGCGGGTCATTAAGTGCCTGAAAGCAATCCATTTTACATCATTCCAGCATCTGGCTGGTGACATGGTAAAGTCAGACCAGTAGACATATTCGCACCTGATGGATTGCTCACCAATATATTCAACCGGGTCACCTTCCATGAAGGGGCCTTGCGGCCCCATCTTGACCATCATTTCATCAACGACATTGCCGTCAGGATCAAGAAACGACTGACCCACAGGAACCTCGCCCATTTGCCCAGGCGCTACCTCGCCAATGCCCATGACGTTGTTGACTTGCAGCGGTATTTGCTCGGGCTCACCTTCAACCAGTAATGGCTCGTAAACCATACGCATCACACCGCGCCCGACAATCAACATATCCTCAATGACCCGGCGCACCTCGGCATCAAAGTCATATACATCAAGCTGAAACTGCAAACCGCGCTCAATAACGGTTGCAACAGTGCGCCCAACAGGATCGCTGTCTTTAAAACGCCGTGATACCTTTGGCTTTGGTGTTTTAAAATACAGACTGCTTTTTAGGGTATCGACATTGCTGTAAAAGATGTTCATGCGCGTTTCACGCATTACGCGGTCAGGGTTATCATCCCTATAGCGCTCAATAATGTCATAACAGCGATTGTGCCAGGTTTCTTCAAACTTTCTGGCCTTGGTGATTTCATTGTTCCAATAGGCCGCACGATCAGCCTTTTTGGTAGGCTCACGGTCAAATGTGTAGGATTCAGCCATTAAAGTCTCCAGCCTTGCGGCTTATCTGCGTAATCAAGACCAGCCATCATTTCGTCAATCGTAGGAGGCCGCCAAGGGTCTTCTTCAATTTCTGGCGCACGTCGCTGATAAGGTCTTGCCATGCACGCATAACGGATGTCATCAGCAGCGTGATCTTCCTGCGTAGTGTCAACATCCTCAACTCTATGCTTATCGTGCGTAAGAACAGGTAAGGTTCTAATCGTGTCCACACAGTCCTCAAAAACGTAAAGCATCGGTGCGCCATCATCGCCTATTAACCTCTGTCTGACCTGATCCCAGCCTGCCACGCGGCTATTGTCTGCACGCCTGAACCGCACACCCATTTTGCTCAATCGCTCACCAATGGATGGGCCGCCGTCAAATTTCCAGATACTTGGATCAGCAACACTAAAATCTATGCGCTCCTGGCGCTCACGGCTTCTTATGCCTGCGCCGACTTCCTCTGCCGTCATCCTAAGACCGACATTCGGCCTGCCGCTTGATCCGTACCATTCACGATATCGAACCAGTGCGCCGTCAGGTATCTCATGGTGATCGTCTGCGACAGCCCACCAGCCAACGGAGAAAGGTGATGCGCTGCCCCAGTCAAATGACCTGAACCGTGTCCAGTTCATAGGTATTTCAAACGGCCTGATAACGTGCAAGTCACGCTTCCACACATCGCCAAAGAAACTGCCAACAACTAAATCCCAATCACCTTCACGCAAGGCGCGGCCTAGTTCTTCTGGCAGGGCGCTAAAGCTAGAGGCATATGACGGATCGATATATTTGTTATCAGCCATTTTGGCCGGTATATACATGGTCAGCCAGCCTTTATCGGCCGGGTTATTCGGATCACGCATTGTGTGATCGTAAAAATAACTCTCAGCAGGGGCTGGATCGATATAAAGCGCTTTTAAGAAATTATGGCTTTGACCGCCGGGATTGGCCGTCATTACCAGCCGTGGCAGAAACCCCTCTTGTTGCGGCGTATAATTGCCAAGACGCATACGGCTTTTAATGTAGCCAAGCTGGTAAGGGGTCATCTGCCCCGCCTCATCAACCAAGGCTATATGTATCTCTGTCCCCTGGATGCGATCACAATCGCTATCACGCTCCAAATACTGGAACTGTATCGTACTGCCGTTATAGAATTCGTATCGTTTGCGCGTTTCGTTAAAG